TTGATGGTTGTGAGTATTGAACAGGAGTAGGTACTTTCCCGTAGTTAGGGTCTAAGAATTTATCGAATTGTGTGCCAACAAATAATTGTCTGTTGCCAAAATCAATTGGTGCGGATGGTACGAATGGTCCATAAGGTGCAGGACTACCCCACTTAGTAGTTGGTGTGGTAGGTGGTGTCGTAGTTGGCGGCAACATTGGGGGTATTCTTATTGTTGGCGGCACTACTGTTGTTGATACTGGTGGTACAACTGGAGGAACTACTGGTGGCAATATTGGCGGGAATACTGGCGGTGTTGTCACTATTGGTGTAGTTGGCAACAAAGACGTTGTAGTAATAACAGGAGGAGTAGGAGGGGGCAGTGGGGGATTTAGAGATACAGGTATTTCCCCGTTAATCTGACTAATTAAATCGTTGATACTTAATGGTTCTTTAACAACAGGTTGCGGTGTTGTTACTATAGTTTTAGGGTTTGTAAGAACATTGGGGTTAACATTGACGTTAGGATTAACATTTACGTTAGGGTTGACGTTTACATTGGGGTTTACATTAACATTAGGGTTGGTGTTTACGTTAGGATTTGTATTTACGTTAGGGTTGGTGTTAATTTGGGTATTGATTGCGGCATCTGCCAAAACTTTTGCGTCAGCCAAAACCTTTGCGTCTGCCAACACTTTAGCGTCTGCTAGAACTTTTGCGTCTGCCAACACTTGTGCGTCAGCCGCAGCCTTGGCATCTACCAAAACTTTTGCGTCTGCTAAAACCTTGGCATCTGCTAACGCTTTAGTAGCAGCATCCGCTAGAACCTTTGCATCAGCTTGAGCCGTAGCTAAAGCAGTCGCAGCAGCAGCATCGGAAGCTATTTTTGCATCAGCAGCAATTTTAGCGTCAGCAGCAGATTTAGTTGCAGCCTCAGCAGCAGCTTTAACAGCGGCCTCAGCAGCGGCCTTTGCATTAGCTTCAGTGGCGGCTTTAGCAGCAGCTTGTGCGTCAGCCAAGGCTTTTGCATCAGCGGCAGCCTTTGCAGCGGCAGCGTCTGCAACCGCTTTAGCATTAGCAGCCACTACAGCCGCAGCCTGTGCGTCTGCAACAGCTTTAGCATCAGCACTTACTTTAGCGTCAGCAGCGGCCTTTGCAGTAGCATTAGCAGCGGCCAACGCATCAGCAGCAGCTTTTGCATCAGCTTCAGATTTAGCAGCGGCTGCTTTATCGGCTTCATTTTTGATTGCTGCGGCTGCATTTTCATCAGCTACTTTCTTAATTTTTGCATCTAATTCTGCTTTAGCGGCAGCGGCTCTATTAGCAAAAGCCAAATTATCGGCTGCTATATCAGCTTCAAGTTTAGTTGCGGCTGCTGCGTCTGAGGCAATCTTATCTGCTGCGGCTTTGGTTGCGGCTGTTTTTGACAATGCAGATGATTGCAAGTCAGCCAACACTTTAGACATAGCATCAGTATTTGCACCACCACCAACTACGTTATTTGTAGATACATTTGTAGTAAGGTTAGTATTGGGAGCAGAAGTAACATTTGCACTTGTATCAACTACTTGAATGTTTCCTGCTGCATTTAGCACCAGTGCAGTATTGTTTGTAGTGTCTGTAGCAAGAACAACGCCTGCGCCATTTGTAGTAGTTGCCTTGCCACCAGTTAATTGGTTTAAAAGAACATCAATACCCGTAACATCTGACCCACCAGTAACATTTGATGCTGCAAAGTTTTGCGCTGCAACAATATCTGCATCACTTACATCAAACTCTGCTTTTGCGTCAGATATTTGTTGTGCAGTTGGATTTGTAGCAAGGAAATCATTGATGCTCTGGTAATACGCATCCATACCTTGATTGTTAGTAGCGTATGTTGCGCCATCGCTTGTAAGATTACTTACTGCATTGGTTGGTACAACATAAGCACCTGTGGAATTATTAACCAATGAAGTAACTACGTTTGAGCCATCTGTTGAAGACAATCCAACATTTTTTAGTTCGTTTGTTAAGTTTTGGTTTACTTGCGCCAAACTGGATTGGACTGTAGATACATCTACTGCTGATGAAGTTTTACCTCCAATAGCACCCTCAATGACTATTTGAGATACAAGTTTGTTTAAATCAGTAGGCTGACCTAACATTAAGTTTGTTCCAGCGGTAGCCAGTAAAACTTCTGTCCCCTCTCCAACAGCCTCTGTTGTAAAAGTAGAGCCAGATTTAGTAATGGTTTTATTAAGAGCAGTCCCTAGCTTTTGCACTAATGCAGTGTCTGCAACTCCACCAGTAACTAAAGTTGCGCCAGCAGCGGCAGCAGCAGCAATTTGAGCATTTCTATCGGCTTGAGCCATTGTTAAATTAGCAGCCAAGCCATCACGCAATGTCTCGTTGTAAGCAGCACCACCAGATTCTGCAACATTTAAACCAACATCCACACCAGCAGCAGCCGCTAATCCCGCAAACTTAATCATTTTTGCGGCAGCTAGGAGTGGCAATCCCTCTTGTAATCCTTCAACAGCAACAATATTTAAAGCAAGAGGGTTTTCTATTAAGGCTTTTGCACCAGCCCAGATTTTTCCATCCAAACCTTTTGCATTTAATACAGCACCGATAACATTATTGTTAGCTGCGTTTACATCATCGGTTACTAGAGCATCACCTACTCGACTAACAGTTTGTCCCGCATTGGTTAAAGCGTTAACAGGAGAAGTTAAACCTAACGCAGATGCTGAACCACCAAGATATTCTAAAGTGCTACCAGATGATTGGTAAATATTTGCCAAGCCTTGTTGGACTGTTGCAGACAGTTGGTTATCTTCACCAAGAACGCTTTGAATGGCAGCAATTGCGGCATTAGCATCTTGTGTGGCTTTAGCAGTTCCTAAAGCATTGTTTTGCTCAAATAACCGCTTAGATTCTGCTGGTGTTTGGGTTTGGTTTGCATTAGCAAGTAATAAGTTTTGCGCCAACAACCTTTGTGTTTCTGCTGGTGACTCTATAACTAGGTCATTACCAAGTAACCTTGTACCCGTAATGTTACCAAGCACGTCAGTTCCACTTGTGTCAGCCCAATAATCACCACCGCTATTTACATTGGCGGCTGTCGTGTTTAGAAAAGCAGCTTTGTTTTGCGCTGCCAATCTAGCAGTCTCTGCTGGGCTTTGGTTTGACGCATTAGCGGCTAACAAAGAACTACTTTGATTAAGCAAACGCTGTGTTTCAGCAGGGCTTTGATTTTCACTAGCAACTACCGCAGGGGTAGATGCAGTGGCTGTCGTATATGTACCAGTTACGCCAGTTGCAGGGTTAGTCCATGTAAATGTGGCATTAGGGCCAAAGGCTGCACGATTAGCTGCAAACGTATCACCAAACGATGCTTGACCTGCATTGGCAGCAGCACGAGCCTGTGCGCCAGCCAAGTCACCAAACTCATCTTGGTTGGCATTAAACGTAGATGCAGTAAAGTTAGTGTCTAGCAAACCAGTACCTGCTGGTAACTGAGTAATGTTGCCATCTGCCGTGATTGATGAGCCAGTTCTGTTAGCAAGCAAATTTGCTGTTGTTGTGTCAACTACGCCTGATTGTTGAAGTTGGTTAACAACAGTGTTTGCTTGCTGGTTTAAGCCACCTGCACCAACATAAGCTAATGCAGCGGCTTTAGCATCACCAGTAACCGCCAACGCTGCGGCTGCTGCACCAGTTGCATTACTTCCAGTTTGAGTACCAACGACAGTACCAACAACAGAACCTAGCAAACTCTGACCAAGATTATCTGTGTTACCAGTAACTACATCTTTGACAACTGTAGTACCAATGTTGGTAATTAACTTTTGAGTTAGCGGGTCAGAAGATAGACCTTTTAGTTCTGATGCAACAGTAGAAGACACAGCACCTAGAGCCGTACCAACGATTGCACCTTTGAGTACATCCTTTACATCTGCACCTTGTGCCACCTGTAGTCCAGCATTAACAATTGCAGAACCTGTGGCAGAAGAAACACCTAAAAGACCACCAACTTCAGCACCAATAATAGGCACAAAGTAAGCAGCAGCTAAAGCAGCAATTTCTTTTAAACCAGTATCTACTTTTTGAGTTACACCTGTTCTTTCAAGCGTACCATCAGCACTTAGTTGTTGGTATGTTGACCCTATAGGTGCTTCGTAGTTAATATCACCAGTAGTTTTTTCTACAAAAATGTTTTGAAGCGCACCAATTTGTTGGTCTTCGCCAGAGCCACGTATTTCATAGTTAGGCGAAATGCGAGTGTCGCCTAGCGTTATTGAAGAACCTTGGGGTATTGTGGATGCAATGCGAGAGATTACTTGATTTATAGAAATACCTGTGGCATCAGCCATTTGCGTAGGAGTAACGCCATACTGAGACATAGCAGACGCAATGTCTGCATCGCTCATAGTTGGGTTAGCACTAAGGAAATCGACAATCTGCTGTTTAGTGATTGCCATGATTAACCCCTGATTTCTACATTAGATGTAATTCCCGCACCAATCTTCATTGCTTTTAATTGGGCTTCTGCTTCAAACTCTTGTTGTTTCAGTGCAAAGTAAGCCTGTTGTTTCTCACGCTCTAATTGCAACTTAGCACCTTCCTTCTCACGCAATAATTGCATCTCAAGACCAGCCTTCTGCTGTGCCATCTGCATATCAATCTGCATCTGCTGTTGTTGCATCTGCATATCAGCTTGTGCTTTAGCTTGGTTGGCTTGTATCTCAGCCTGTGTTCTAGCCATCAAAGCCTGTACTTCTGGGGGCATCTGCTGCTCTTGTGGAGGAGGATTAGATAGGGCTTGGTCTTGCTCTGGCGTAATAGGCTTGTAGAACTCAGCACTATCTTTAAACCCTGCAATCTCAATCATGCGTCCCAAAGTGCCACGATATTGAGCAGGTGAAACGTAAGGGTTAGCAGGGCCATACTGACCAATCAACTGCTCTTGTTTAGCAAGAACCATCGACAACATAGCCATCTGCTCTTGTCGGTTACCAGCACCTAAACCTACATTGATAGACACATCATATTGGTTAGCCCATGTACGAGGGTCAAACTCTACGAACTCACCTCTCATACGCACCAAACGGGCTTTGTCTTGATACTTACAAAGTAAGTGAAGGATACCCTTGAACAAAGATTTAACGCCCGTCTCAGCAAAGATACGAGCCATTAACTCAATCTTACCTGCGCCAGCTTGTTGCATAGAAGCTACCGCTGCTGCCGTAACATTCTGTAAAACAGAGGGGTCTAACCCTTGTGAGGCATCAGACACGCCTGTACGCTTAGACTGAATTGTGTCCAGATACTGAAGCATTGGGAAAGCCTGAGAAGCCACGTTCTGCACAACTAACTGTTGGACAGCATTAGGAGACTTGGCACGAATAACACCACCTGCTGTAGATGTAAGCAAGTCATCAAGGTTTACTTGACCTTCCACAGCGATAACACGAGCATTGTTTGTTAGATATAAGTTATCCAACATCTGACGAGTGATAGTGGTCTTGATTAACTGTAGGTCAACTGTCCTGTCAGCCAACGAGTTACCAAAGAACTTGTGTGGGATAGGAATAGGACAGATTGAGTGGAAAGGAACGTAGTCCACTTCCTCAACCATTTCCTTACCCTTGGCATCCTCTAGGATTTCATTAGATGCGTAGAACACTTGAACCAGTGTAGCAATGCCTTTGCCGTCTATATCAGTTTTGATATAGCACTCAAAGACTTCAATCTCTTGCATTGCAGGGTCATCTGTCTGAGTTTGGTAAGGTTGCTCACCTGCTGCGTAACGAGCCACACGCTCTGGTGTGTACGCTAGTGCATCACCCATCTGCAAGCCTTCTACCTGCTTCTTGTTAAACCCCATAGCTATCAATGTGCTACGAGTCAACATCTGCCTGTGGGCTACAAAAGGTGAGTCAGCAATGGTTCTAGCCTTCTTGCTTATCAAGAACTCCTCTGGAGGTACGTTCTCAATCGTTACTTTGCCTGACTTTTTCTTTTGCTGCACCACAACATTTGTAGTTGCACCCATCACAGGCATACCCATAGGGTCAACAACTGGCATACCATTTGGGTCAAATATTGGGAACTCTGTCGTATCTTGCTCGACTATCTCCATAGTCTCATCACTCATCAGCATTGCTAACTCATCGTTAGACAAGTCAAAGTAACGCTCTTTGGTAATGTCTTCTTTGTCTTCCCAGTATGCTTTTAGGATGCCGTTCTTTTGTAAGAGTGCATCTTTGAACCAATCGTGGAGGATGGACACGCCTTCGTTGTCCCTGTTAAACACCCAGTTGCAGTAGTCTGTAGCTTGCTTGGCAGAGGCTTCATCCCTTGGGCCTTGTGGCTCAAAGACTACGATATTGTCTGAGCCTGTAAAGATACGGACTAGGCTAGGTAGCGCACCATCTATCGCTTCTGCCACTTCTCCAGTAACGATTTGAGACTTGCCCTCAACTTCATTACCATAAGGCTGTCTAAGATAAGCCTCCAAAGCCTGTTTGCGCTGTTCAACAGTTTCGCTTTCAATGAAGCCAATAGCGTCATCAATCTCTGCCTGTAGTATTGACTTCAGTTCGTTCTGTTCCATGCTTGTCCTTTGGAGGGCGACCCATTCGGGGTTTATCCAATTGTAATGCTTTTACCACATTTTCCAACATTTCAAGACGCTTTTCAAGTTCTTTTACTTTAGGGGCTAGATTTACACCCTGCATTTGTACATACATCAAACTATCCATTTCGGTGCTGAGTTAATCGGTTTAGACCATGTTGAATGTCCTTCATCCAATCCAAGGGCTAAGTAACGGAACGAATCAGAGCCATGACTAGACCAATCGTGTAATGGTCTTTCATAGAATATCTTACGCTTCTCATCGTAGTCTCTGCGGTAGTTTCTCAGGCAGTTCAAGCCTGTCTGCACTTTAGGAACATTGAACCAGCACCTTGGCAGCAACCTTCTTACTGCTTGGATGCCATCGTCTAATCCCATTCTGGGAGCAATCTTGACTTCTAGTCCTGCTTCCTCAAGCATTTCCATTCGGCTCTTACCTGTGCCAAGTTCTCTGACCCTAACGTCATGGGGCAATATATGCTCTGCTTTGAGATAGTCGTTGTCCTTAATCCACTTAACGTAGTGGTCTAAACCTACGCCATGATTCTCATAGTAGTCCAGTAATCTGACCTCAGTACCCACCAACTGAGCCACCCAGATAGACGTAGAGTCACCCATGCCCAAGTCCCAAGCAGTAAAAGTTCTACTCAGTTCCTCTCTGGGGATTTCTTGCATGTGCTTCTTTTCTTCTAACTCGTTTAGGATTTGCCCAAAGTAAGAGCCTTCTACAGCAGCGTCAAAGCTACACTCAAACTCTTGGCGGTACTTATCTTCACCCATCTCATTCTTAGCAGCCTTCAGTTCTGTGTCATCCACTACCCCTGTCTCTGAGGCTTTGAACTCTAGCAATCCCCATCCATCCTCTGTTTTTGCTCTGTCTCGCAGTTCTTTGAAATGGTTGTGTCCTTTGGGTGTACCAATAAAAAGACACCAGCCCTTCCTGTCAGTTAGTGCAGGTCTAACAATGTCCGTCCATATCTTAGGATTCTGGTCACCCACCTCATCAATGATTACCCCATCAAAGTATTGACCTCGCAGGGAATCAGGATTGTCTGAGCCATATAGCTGAATACGCCTACCCCAAAAGTCAACTCGTAACTCTGAGATGTTGTTAGTACCGCCTAGCGGTGTAGTGTATTTAACGAGATAGTCCCAAGCTACACGCTTTGCTTGTCCATAGGTAGGTGCAATATAAGCGTATCTGGGTGTTTCTTTCTCGTTTAGCACCGCCTCACGAATTAAGTGGTTAAGTGCTGCAACAGTCTTACCAAACCTTCGATGTGCAACTACTACTGCAAAGCGTTTGCCTTCCAGTAACTCGTGAACCTTTAGTTGGTGTTCCCTTGGCTTATAGGGAATTTCGATTACTTCGCCCATGTAACTTTCATTTCAATAGGCTTGTTGGAGTCACCAGTTAACTCAGTCCTAGCCAATTTAGGGATGTGATACTCAACAACGCTTTGAAACATCTCAAAGGCTTTTGCAGGATTAGGTTTAATCTCATTTGTTGGGTCACCATAAGCAACAGCATCAAGCCACTCAGTAAGCCTGTAAGCGTTTTGGTCAACAAACAATGCTATGGCTTGTCTTGCCTCTTGTGTAGCCTTGTTGGGTGTTCCAACGCTTCTACCACCTGTTTTAACTCCATTAGCCATACGCAACCTCTCTAAATAAATCTACTTTAGATTGGTCAATCAATGATGGGTTAACTTTGTTGTAGGAAAGCAACAATCTAGCAGCGCAAGCACGAGAGCCTATACGCTCAATTAGTTTCTCATAATCTTGTTTAACAATGCGTTTCTTGGTAGCCGTGCATCCATTGCCACCTTTGCATTTGTTTAGGCTTGGCTTATGCAATGAGATGAACTCCACCTCTTTTGCATACGCAAGTTTTTCTGATGCGAATGTCTCAAGTATTTCTCCAGACAATTTAAAGTTCTTCTTTTGAACTTCAAATCTGCGCCCAGAGCCTTTGCCTATGTAAACAATTGAACCTTGTTCGTTCTTGATTGCATAAACATAGAATTTGTTTATTGGTCTTCCGACTTGTGCCATTTTGTTTGACTCCTCTAGGGTTGGTCAAGGTTAAGTAATACTTTATTCTAACAGACCTGTAATTTGTTTACGTTGTTGTTCTGCCAGTAATGACAGCGCATCCATTGGAATATTCTGACCAAGATTGTTTGTTTCGGTGTGCAGCGCAACAGGGATTTTCTCAATCCCCAATTCTTTAGCCATATATGCTCTGTGCCTACCATCCTCTTTGCCATCTTTATAAATGTGCAATGGGTCTAGTTTCCCACCAGATTGAACATGGCTTTTAAGTGAGGCAATGTTTTCTAGTGACACATCATCTAACTCTAATGGTCTTACTCTGGACAAATACTCGTCAGGAGTCATGTAAGTAAGTTGACCACCAAATTCTTCGTATCTAGTGCCAGCAGGTGCTAAAGGATATTCAACAGCGTTTCTTTGTGCTGTATCTAGTGCTTCTTGTCTTGGTGCTGATTTCTTTTGTTTTTTTAATTTTTCTGCTTGCTCTATGTAGGAATCAACAGTCATTGAACTTGCTGGCTTATTTTGCATCAAACCTTCTTTAATTGCGGTTTCTGAAGCCCCAATATCAAACATTTTAGAGGCTTGAATCCTATCAATGATTTGACCATCTTTGGTCATAAACAAGTCGCTATTGACTTCTGCATTTTTAGGATAAATAAATTTACCGCCTTCTTTCCTTACAACTCCTTCATATATTGCACGATTAAAGGCCTCAGTATGAGTTCTACCAGTAAATATCTTATCGCCAATCAACACAACAGCACTTTGAATTGGATTGCCTTCTCTAACAATTGATTTAGATGCTGATTTACCTACATCTAGGATACTTGCACCTACTGGTAAACCTTTAGTTAAAGGTGCTAATGCAGGTGCTGCTTGACCAAGCAATCCAAGAGCAAATGCTGGCTCTGCTACTTTTTTAATCTTTTCGTAATCAGGGTTAAGAACACTAAACCCCATCTCATCTGGTCTAGTTCCCAATAAACCCTGCATAACCGCATAAGTAAGTGGGTCTGGTAATGTGTTTACATCTCTCTGTCCTGCCAAGGCTCTAGCCCTAGCACCTTGACGCTGTATGTTTGGATTGCCAAAAAATGCGCCAAGTTCAGCCATTACTTCATCCTGCCCATTTTCTTAGCAGCTTCAGCCATAGCAATAGCAATAGCTTGGTCACGGCTCTTTACAACTTTGCCACCTTTGCCAGAGTGCAGAGTACCTTCTTTGTACTCACCCATTACTTTGCCAACCTTTTTTTGACCAGCTTTTGTCATTTTCATTTTTTTGGCTTCTTTGCTTTGTTCTTTGCAGTACGCTCACCACGCTCGGGCATGGGCTTAGTCTTCTTCTGCATAAGTTTCTGCATCATCTCCAGAGCCTGTTGATTCGTTGTTCCCATTGTCTTTCTCCTCGGTTATTGGCCCACCACTAATCCATGCCTCACAAGTCCTCTTGGAAGCACACTTAAAATCAAACACTTCGCAGTAACCTAAGTCACCAGCATCAATGACTTCCCAAGCATCCATCTCTGAACCGCCCATCTCTAAGCCTGACTCAATGCAAGCAAGCATTTTGGGGGTTTGAATAAATGCAGCGCAGTTACCGCAACGAGACTTTTTAGCCTGTGCTGGTGAGATTCTCCAAGCCTTAGAAATATCACGCCAGTATTCCATGCTTGGCTCGTTAGGGTTCATCGGGCCGTAGTTAGCCTTGTCAATAGCCTTCTGGCGGTTCTCAAGATTGACTTCTACATCACCTGTAGCTACAGGACACGCATCGCCTTTTTTCTCTTGGCTTTGTATCTCAATCTCAATTTTTACGGATGGCTCTAATAATCCAGACATAAGTGTCCCTGCGGAGTTTATTCATTATCTCATAAAAAAAAAGAGGGAACAAGTCCCTCTAAATACTCAATGGCAACTGAGTGCGTCCATTGTGCGCTATCTGAAAAGTTTTGCAAGGGTTAGATTTAAAACATCCATCTCATTTAACTTCATAACCGCCCACATCCTAGCTGACCCGTGTATGCCGTTGTGCGGCCCTTGGTGACAATCCTTGCACAAAGGAATACATAAGTATTGGTTATGTTGGACAATATGGTGTGCATCGCTTGGCCCAGAAGCATTGCAGACCCCACAAGGCATTTCTTTAATCTTTGCCAAGTGGAGTCGTTCCCTGTTATTGGGTCTGTTGTTCATGCTTCTCTTACATAAACACCAAAACTGGCAGCAGTATCACCAAAAGGTAATTGCTCTATTTTTTTAGCAATCCGTTCTCGCTCTTGTTGAGCAATTAGATGGGCAAAGCGTTCAAGACCATCTTCATCAAACTTTAGCCCACTAATAGTGTGTTCTATTGCCAATTTAATAACGTCTTCTCTATTCATATCAACCTTCGTAAGCAGCTATCTTGGCTTCGTCAGCTTCTTCTAAGATGTGCTTAGAAAGACGCATACAGCCCTCAATCTCTAATTCTTTAAACTGCTGGTCAGTAAAGATGCCCATGACATTGCGTCCTTCAAACCAGACTTCATCAATGTTCTCGTTGTAAGTGCCTTCTTCGTCACGTTCGTATTCCATTACGACAGTAACGATTACAGAGCCTTCACCAGTAGTTGTGTCAAATTCGTATTTCATTTTCTTAATCCTTAAATAAGCCAAATGTGGATGCCAGTAGCATTAGGATACTGAGCAACAATTTGCTTCTCAAGTTCGTAACGTCCAACAGCCCAGATTGCTTCAGCGTGTTGCTTGTAATTGCAGAAAAAATTGATTCCGTAAAGTTTCATTGCTTAGTCCTTAAAAGTACCCTTGCGAATTGCTTGGGCTGACGTAAGTATAGCAAACTAAACACAATATTTACTAGGTGTTTATACTTAGAGATGAATTCCATTATTTCCTGACCAAGCGTAGAGCCACTCAACAAACTCGCTTGCTTGCTCTTTGGTAAACTTTCTCGTCTGAAAACCTAACTGGACAATCCCTGTGCCATCAAGGTTAGGAATAATCTTTGTTTGAACTTCGCCTACTTCACGCAAGTATTGGTCTACCAATAAACGCTTCCAATCCTCGGAAGACCACTTAGCACCTAAATGCTGTGCTTGCTTGGCAATGTCGTTAATCATTGCGTGATACTTTTCCTCTTGCTCACGGCTTTTGCTTGTCAGCTTTATCTCCATCGTCAGATGTTTGCCTGAGTCCAGAGCATTGGTTATCTTTTCCCAATTGTGGCGAATACTGGTTTTCGCCTGTTTTGTGTTTGTCAGATAGATAATCATTCTTCTTTCACCAAAATTTCTACTTTGCCAACTTCTGCATAAACTTTAGTTACATTAAGATTTATTATCTGAGAATCATCCTTAAAGATAATTCCATTCATGCCATCAATAATGGCTTTAGCAACATTATCTAAATCTGGCTTTTTAGTGTGTTTTGTCTCACCTGACAAACAAGCCTCACGTTTGCGTTTTGAGTAAGACTGAGGTACGGAGAAAGAGATGTAAATAAAAACGCTTACAGAGCCTTCTAGTGTGCTTCCTGAGCCTTTTGCTTTTGTAGCAAAGAGGCGCACTTCATCTTCGTAGCTTTTTGTTTTGACAGGAGTGTAAGTTTGAACGTAGTTTCCTCGCTTGGCAAATCTTGGTCTTCCCTTGGCTACTGGCTCACCATAAACTGTAAACATTATCTGCATCATAAAAGCGTCCCATCTTTAATTTTATTCATATATTCTCTTATTCTGTCTCTTGCGCCAGTACCATATATTCGTTCTGCTCTTTCTAATCTCGCTCTAATCAGGTTTAAGTTTTTACTTGATTCCCAAGAACGATATAGTTCACGAGCCTCTGCTTGCTCTAGGATTACTCTATCGCTTGGGTTTTCAATCGTCTTGCGTGAGTAAGTCACCAGTTAACTCCAATGCTTTGTTTATCAGGTGAAGCGGGTAAGGGACACCTTCACGCACCTTGTCCAGTAGCTTCATAGCTTCATGGTGAGACATCTTGTTCTTTTGCTTCTTTTATTAACCTTTTTTCATGGTTAAAGATTGTTTCAAATTGATGAACAGATAAATGAACAAATGTTTCATTGCCATCATTGTTTTTTTGTCCAATGACAATAAAGCCATCGCCAGTTCCAAAAACCTCAGTTTCCATTTCTTTTGGCAAAAATATTGGCATTTTTATTTCCTTAGTTCTGCAAGTTTGGCTCGGATGTGTTCGGGCATAGGTGCGGCTTTTTTACTATCAGCATCAATCTTTGCCAAGGCAGGGTCAATGGTCTGGACAGGTTTCATTTCAGGAATCTCAGCACCATCCCATCGCTGCTGGTTTAGGTAGACCAAAGGGGCTGGAATCCATAAGCCACCATCTTTTAACCATTGTGCTGTTGTCGCCATCCATTGCAGATGCTTAACAATGATTTCCTTTTGCATGAAGTAGTAAGAATCAGCCCACTTTTTCTTACAAGTAGCCTTCTCACCTTTTCTAAAACATTTAGGGTACGCATCCCAGAATTCATCAAAGCCTTCATGCGTCTTCTTTCTTTCTTCAGGTATCTCGTTACCAAACAAGTCCATCATTCCATCTTCTCCTTATGTTTAACCTTCTTCATAATTCCCCTTTGGTGATTGTTTGAGCAAAGCAAAGCCTTACCGAGTCAAAACCCAGTTTTCGCCCTGCTTGTGGATAACTTCCCCTTCGGAGCCATGTCATCGCATCGCATTGAACAGACTTCTTAGACTTGCGTCCAAACCACTCGGCTCTATTCTTCGCCCACCGCCCCTGCTTTAGTTCGCTCGTGTAACAGGGTATCCCTAAATGCAACCACCGACGTACCGCATTGCATAGCCACCAAACGCAAAAAACCCCATAAATCACTCTGTGGTCT